CCCCGCTTAGAGATACACTGTATGCTAATAGTGTTAACCCAATTACATTCTTTAATGGAACCGGCATACTTAACTATGGTAATAAAACAAAATCGCCGCTCGGCAGTTCACTAGATCGCATCAATGTTGCAAGACTTATTGCGTACTTGCGTAAAACTGTACAGCGCACAGCAGTAGGGTTTGTTTTTGAACCAAACGATAAGATTACACGGGACGAACTAAAACAACTAATTGAACAGTTAATGAATGATCTTGTTGCAAAGCGTGGCATTTACGATTACCTAGTTGTTTGTGATGAGAGTAATAATACAAATGACAGAATTGATCGTAACGAATTGTATGTTGATATTGCTATTGAACCTACTAAGGCTGCGGAATTTATCTTTATTCCAATTAGACTTAAGAACACTGGTGAGATTGCAAGTGGCAACGTAGCCGCCGCACAGAGTGTTTAAAGCACCTAGAACATAGAAAATAATGGGGGATCTGTAATAGACCCCCATTATTCTTGAGCAAATATAGATAAATATTATTATTAAAGGGAGACACTCCATATGTCAGTTTCATCACTAACAAAATTTACTGTACCATTAGACAGTGATCAGTCAGCTAACGCACAGGGCTTGCTTATGCCCAAACTTAAATATAGATTCCGTGCATTATTTGAAAATCTTGGCGTATCTACTCCACGTACAGAACTAACTAAACAAGTAATGGATATTACACGACCCAGCGTTACGTTTGAAGAAATGGAAATTCCAGTTTACAACTCACGTGTTTATCTTTCAGGTAAACATAGTTGGGATATGGTTACAGTTAACTTCCGCGATGATGTAAACGGCGCAGTAAGTAGACTACTAGGCGAGCAAGTTCAAAAGCAATTTGACGTTCTAGAACAATCAAGTGCTGCCTCAGGCATTGACTACAAATTTATTACACGTTTTGAAATCTTAGACGGCGGCAACGGAGCAAGTGTTGCTAATGTGCTTGAAACCTGGGAACTATACGGATGCTTCTTGCAGAACGTGAACTACAATGATTTAAACTATGCATCAAGTGAGCCTGTAACAATTACAGCCTCTATCCGCTTTGATAACGCAGTGCAAACGCCAATCGGAGACGGCGTTGGTGCAACAGTGGCCAGAAGTATTGGCTCAGTTGTAACTGGTTAACTACTAAATTTATTAAGAAAGGCCCCCAGGAATCTTGGGGGCTTTTTTATGGATAAATACTGTATAGGAGAATTGGTTTGGCCAGTGTTAACACGTTACTGAATGCACTTGCAAAAGGCGATCAGATTAAAGATTTTCAACATGCTTCCAGGCTGTTTGTAGACAATAACTATGAACTACAGCCTAGGCACCAGCATCTATTTGCTGTTGTATTTAATTTTACACCTGATGCCGCCCGCCTCTTTAACAGTGTGGAGAAGATGGAAATACCAATGTTGGTAAAGACTATAGATTTGCCAGGATTTAGTATCCAAACTGAAACACACAATCAATACAACAAGCAGACGCATAGTCAACATAAGATTAATTATAGCCCTGTAAATATTGCATTTCATGATGACCAAAGAGATCTTATAAGAAGTTTTTTACATACCTATCAAAATTTTTATTATAAAGACAGTAGCCACGCCTTGGGCAGTGGCATTTATAATACTGAAAACAAATACAGTGGTTATCAGAACGGCCAATGGGGGTTTAGTCAGGGCAACACAAGATTCTTTAAAGATATTAGAGTATACTCTATGTATCAAAAACGTTTTGCAGAATACACACTTATAAATCCTATCGTAACTAATATTGGACATGATAGTCATGCATATGCCAGTGGCGGGTTAATGCAACATACTATGAGTTTTGCTTACGAAGCAGTAAAATATAGTACAGGGTTTGTTAATAACATTAATCCAAAGGGATTTGGTGAGATACATTATGATAAAACACCAAGTCCTCTGGGCACTGCTGGTGGATTATTAGAAGATACTGTATTATTCCAAGGGGGATTGCTGGACACAGTAGGCAGTATAGCTCGAGATTTATTTGACGGAAATTTGCTTGGCGCAGTAGTAAAAGGCGGGGTTATTTTCAACGAGGCAAGGAATATAGATTTAGGTGATGTGCTAGAAAAAGATGGCACACGCATATTAGGTAGTATTCTCAGAGGAGAAAATCCGTTGAACGATATTATTATTCCTACTACACAAGGCAGTCAAACACTTGGTGGCACTCCTCCTAATAGAGGTTCAGTTGATAGGAATACTAATCCTGCTCCAAGTACAATAAAAAGCAATGGTGTCAGTGTGTTAAATAATGTATTTCGTACTCCTGGTATTAATCCAAACACACCAATAGGATCCAATAAGACTGTGCCAGATCGCACAGGCACCAAGGCCAATCCCAACAACATTGGTGATTTTATTCCAAATTTCTTTACAGGCGGAAGTAATGCAAACCAAAAGGTTACTAAAGGGCAGCAATTGGAACAAAGATTGGCTCAGCTGAATAGTCAAATAGCCAATCCTCCATCAGGCGGTGTCCCTACATTTATTATTAAAGAAAGAGATGATCTAAAATCACGAATTGAGTTAGAATTTGGAATAAGTGTATAATGGCAATAGATACAAGCACAGAACTAGTAGATCCTAATATAAGTATAGATGACTATGTAAAACACCCCTTCCAAGAGTACTTTGGCCAAAAACATGTAGTAAATCAAAACGACTTTGAATTAGTAAAAAGTTTTTTTCAAGCAAGAACAGACAACCCTACTGACCCAAGTGTGGCCGCAAACACAGTAGCAGTGCTTCTGGCTGCCGATCAACTTAAAGTATACCCAAGTGATATTATACAACGAATAGATACAGCAGATTACAAGAAAACTTTCTCATTAATATTAAACTTAACTAGACAGGGCGTTAGCTTAATAGGATATGAACAACCTAGAACAACCTCTATAGAAAACAGTAGACAGGTTGTAGCATAATGCGTTGGGCTAATGGATTATATGAAGTTGCTAACCCTAGTAAATATGCCGGCAACAAGCCTCCTCGCTACAGAAGTAGTTGGGAACATGCTTTTATGCGTTTTGCTGATAATCATCCGAGCGTTATAAATTGGGCAAGCGAGTCGATAAAAATACCATATCGTAATCCGTTGACAGGCAAGCAAAGTATTTACGTTCCTGATTTCTTTATAATGTATCAGAATAAAACAGGATCTAAACGAGCAGAGCTTATAGAGATAAAGCCAGAGAGTCAGACCAGACTGGGTGCAAAAACCAGTCAACGTGATAAACTTGCAATTGCTATCAACCACGCTAAATGGGAAGCCGCGGCAAAGTGGTGCAAACTAAAAGGCGTACAGTTCCGTATTGTTACTGAAGGCGACATCTTTCACCAGGGTAAAAAGCGCAGATAAGTACTATTATGACAAAAAAACTAAACGATTTATTTGATCTTGATGATGTAGATATGCCTGAGGTGACTATTGAGGATAATTATGATCTCACTGGTATCCCCACAGAAAAAGAATCTCCCAAGACACTGCCGCAAATTCAGGAAGCACTTACCGCTATAGATAAGATTGACGCAGCATTGCCAATGATACGTGACTTGGAAACCAGTGACCGTGAACTAGATGAGATTGCCACAACTGCAAAAGATACATTCCAGGACTTAATGGACTTGGGTATGAATGTAGAGGCACGGTTTGCAGGTGAGATATTTAACAATGCTAGTAAGATGCTAGAAACTGCACTCAGTGCCAAGAACAACAAAATAAACAAAAAGTTAAAGATGATTGACCTACAACTTAAAAAAGCACAACTAGACCTAAAGAAGCGGCAAGCAGGCGAGGACGAAGCTGTTAAAACAGACGGCATCGTAATGGATCGTAACGCACTATTAAACGAAATTTTAGCTAAAAAAGCATAAATATAATATAGGATGATAACTATGAAGACGTTTACAGATTACCTCATTGAGGACGAACAAGAATACACATTCCGTATTAAAGTTGCATGTGAGTGCGATGATGATATGCTTGACAAGATGGAAACTGCCCTTGAGAAATGGGACCTTAAAAGTCTTAGTAAACCCAAGCGTACCCCAATTCAGGAGCATCCGATGGACTTCCAAACATTGCAAAATGTAGAAGTTAATATTATGGATGCTGTAATACAATATCCAACAACAGCAGACCAAATCTATCGCTATGTAAGTCAATTTGTGGGTATTCCAGAAAGTCACATGGTTGTTATTAATAAAGATCATCCTGAAGAGATTGCTCGCGAAGAGGCTCTAACCCAAGAAGGCGACGAGTACGTCAGTAAACTTGAAGACAGCGAATATAAAGACGCTGCCGACGTCAAAGTTGATGATTACTTAGGCGACAAATACAACGAAAATATGTTGAAAGATTTAGAGACTCGTAAGTACGAGTTTGCAAAGGAATAGAATGATGCACATGATTGATGTAATAGCAAAACTTAAAGAGATTGCAGAAAGCGGATACGACAACGAAGATATCCAGCGTGGAATTGACGCTGCTGCTACACAAAATTATGAAGTATCTGAAGAAGATAACAAACTTGTTAGTGAAATTAGCGTACTAGCATCTTCAGATGCTGTTGAAGAAGTGCATGAAGATGTGGAAGAAGACACCATCCTGGCTGATATGCTAAAACTAGCAGGTCGCAGCGGCGTAATGGGACTTAGCCAAAACAACATCATTGATGAGAGTTTTGAACTTGACGAAGAAGAAGTTGACCTTGATGAAGATGCTTCAAATTTCAAATCTGCTGTTGCTCGTATTAAGAAAGCAAAAAGTGCTAAAGATTTAAAGAAACTTGAAAAATCTTTTGAGCGTGTATATAAACAAACGGGTGCGCTTACGGATAAAGAGTTTGGACAACTTGATGATATGATTTCCGACAAATTAGTAAAACTTGGTGAAGAAGTTGAACTTGAAGAAGAAGCTATTGATGAAGAGGCAGTTGAAGAGACTGTAGCTGTTCCTGTACAAGCACTTGAAGAGCTAATGCGTCTTGCCGGTTATGAAAATTACGAAGCAAAAATTGATGAATATGAAAATGCTCCTGAGCCAGAATATATGGATGCAGAAGAGCAACTAATTGGCCTCAGTGGCGGACTAAATGGTCCTAAGAAAGCATATGCAGCCTCAGCAGGTGGTGACAATGCTATGGCACAAGAACCACGTGAAGTTGAAGAAACCATTGAGGAATCATTTTACTCAGATTATAGCAAGATGGTAGAAGAGCTTAAAGCAGAAGATGAATAAATCTTTTAAAGATTACCTAACAGAAGCAGAGCAGTCTATGGGTCCACAGCCCGGGGACTATCTGCATATAGTAACAGAAGATAGTGTGCATCATATCCAGTTAGATGAAGACAGGCTGAAGACCCTTCTTGATCTAGTTAAACAAGGTGGCACAAAAGGCAAGGCTGCTCTAAAAAGACTGCTTGGCCTTGGGGCTGGCGCCGGCAAAGCAGGACTTATAGGAGCCGCTCTATTGGGTGGAGGCGGTGGAGGCGGTGATGCTTTTAAAGCAGCATATGATCTAGCCAGCAACCAATTTGTAGGTGATAATCCCCTTATAGAGACACTTAACAAACAAGTCCACACTGAATACCCACAAAATATCTCCCATTTTATAATAGATCTAAGATAATCTATTAGAGTAAAACTATATGACAAGTCTTGACAATATGGTTCACGAAATACCAGAGCTATCTTTAGATTTGGATACGTGCCACAATGTAATACGACACGCAGAGGATACAAACTCTACGAATAGTAGCTTTCAGGTTCCTGATCTATACTTTAAATATCTCACTAATAAAATCTATGCTAAGATTGATCATGCAATTATAATGAAGTTTTGGCCTGACAGCTGGTTAAATTGGCATAAAGATGTAATAAGAACAGCCGCTATAAACGTATTGCTAACTGATAACCATAGCAGCTACGAAAGTCTAATGATAAATCCCGCTACACATGAAGTACATAATATAAATTATACAACTGGCGTTCCTTTACTGTATAACACAAGAAATATACACATGGTGCGGAATAATCATTTAACTTGTCCAAGATATATTTTAAGTATCTCCTTTAACGATAACAATCATAGCGGCAGTAATTTTACGTTCCAAGAACTAGTCGAATTATATAATAGGGGGTTATTGATTAATAATACTCAGCAAGTACAGAAATCTCCTAAACTATACTGGTCTAAAGACAAAATTACTGCTGATAGTCAAACAAGTTTTAGATAAATACACTGCTAACGAAAATCGTTAGTTTATTTT